TGGCGGTGCTGTTGTCTGCTCCCATTGGGTAGCACGTCGTGTGTTCGAGAAAACACATGAGGTTGCTGACCAATGGTTGAGCGAAGCGAGTATTGAGAAGAGGGCTGTGTCCCTCTGTCTCAAGTCGGAGTTTCAGGCGGCTGAGATAAAACCTGCCCGTGTTATGGATAACCATACGCATGGAGTCAGTGCAGCATCTCGGTCGACTGCTACCCTGCTCATTCAGCGAATTGCTGGAGGAGTTGGCCGCAAAGCCTTCTTCTTCCAGGGTTCGGGTGCTGATTCTCGATCCAATCGTGCTTACAGTCGTAAGTACTTTTGGGCTAAGGATTTGATGGCACCATCATCTTATGAGAAACCTGGGCCACGTGATATATTAGCATTGGTAGATGTTGATTATTATGTGAATATGCCTGAGCTTCTTGCTAGGGAAGTGAGACCTTATCTCTTGTATACCTTTGTTCCGTCACGAGCGGCCAAGGAGTTGGGAGATTATGGTTTTTGTTTTGATGAAAACAACAATGTGGTTTACCATGTGTCAGGGGGTGGGCGTTATCAGCACCCCTTGTGGAATTGGGATGGAGATAGTCTCCGTATTCTCAAGACATGGTGGAATGTGATACCTTATGGCGTTGCGTGTTACCAGATTGAAAGACGCCAAATGGATCAGGATCATCAATTGATTCTGTTGGTACCTTTGTTTGAATCAACTGGCTTTTTGTCAGCCCTTGTTGGATGGTGGAAATTGTCGGCTTCCTGGCTTAAACGGTTTGTTCCGTGTACAGCTGGGTTTGTGCGATTTTATGTCAATAAGAGCGATGGATTGCATGTTGCCACTGGGAAACCTATGTGCTACAGTGATTCATTGGTTCGTGCCCGAGTGGATGACACGATTGCGAGTGTTCGAAATACCATTAGTGGTAAATTGACTCTTGCTTCTGTGAAGTCGAAGATGGATGACGGCGACAGTGTTGAGGTTAAGAACCACACTGGAGCTGAGGTTTTATTGGAGTTCCACCTTGCGCGTGGAGTGACTAGTCAGTATGTTTCACTAGTTAATGCAGTGCGCAGGTTCCAATGGATACCAAAGGGAGCAGAACTTGATAACGATGCGAAACCTGGCATGGTGGCATTTATGTCACCCATCTTGAATGGAGGATTCGTTCCAGATGTATGCAAGGGAAATGAGGAGAGATTCGTGAGTAAGCGTATGCGGGATATTAAGAGTGAGGAATTGATCATGGATTCGTTCATGTTGAAATGTATGGAAGAGTTTTCATGTTTCCTCATTCCTGATGATCAAGCACACATGTTATTACCAGTTGATTATGAGGTGGTCTATGAGCGACAACCGAGACCTAGCCAAAGAGCTATCTTGGATGAAGCGGACCATTCTAAACCGACGAATATGACTAAACAGTTCATGAAGAAAGAGGCGTATCCTAATGTTAACGACCCCAGAGGCATATCCACTATTAATGGATGTGATAAGAGGGAATTTTCAAGGTATATGTATTCTTTTGTGGACAGTGTGCTGAAACATCAGAACTGGTATGCTTTCGGAAAATCACCCACAGAGGTGGCTTATCGCGTGACAGAAGTTTGTAGTAAAGCTAAGGCAGCTTATCTTAAAGACTTCAGTCGCATGGATGGCCGACACAGTAATGTCCTCCATTATTTGGAGAAATTCTGTTACCTCAGGGCGTTCCACGAGAGTGTTCACGAACACCTCATTGAGATGGTGAATAAACACCACCACCTCAAAGCTCGAACCACGTTCGGAGTTAGGCTGATGACTGAGTATCAGCGTCTTTCAGGAGGCGCTGACACTTCAGGAGCTAATACCCTGGACACTGCGTTTTGTGCCTATTTGGCATATCGTATGATGTGGATGGAGCCATCCCATGCTTGGAGTATGTTGGGAATTTATGGTGGAGATGATGGATTAGATGGGGATGTAGATCCAGAGATTGCCACCAGTGCAGCGTTACGTGTTGGTCAGGTTCTCGAAGTTAATAAGATTAACAGAGGAGAGCCTGGTGTCATGTTCCTTGCTAGACGTTATGGGCCCGACGTTTGGTACGGTGACGTGACATCGTGCTGTGATCTTAAAAGACAGTTGTCAAAGTTACATTTGACTGTCCAATTAGTTGGAAAAGTCACAAGAGAGCAGAAATTGCAAGAGAAAGCTTATAGTTTTCTTTTGACCGACGCGAACACCCCGGTTATTGGACCTTTTGTCAAGAAGGCTTTGGAGTTATTTCCAATGAAAACACCATTCGAAAATGCTGTTGGCATTTGGGGAGTTGAGGAGGATGTTTCTAAGCAATATCCTAATTTGTATGCTGAGTGGATGCAGGAATATGCCCATGATAGTCTTGGAGATTTCAATTTTGAAGCCTTCAAGTCTTGGGTTGCGTCCTGCACTCAAGCGACAATCTTCAATCCTCCTAGATTTGCCGACGACATCCCCGTTGAGTCAAAACCAGGCTCAGTTGGTGTTGATGACGACATTGTTGTCGTTGAGGAAAAGAAAATTCCTCCCCCAAAGACAGCGTCCATTCCGGTTAGAGTTAGTGGAAGACCGGTTTATCGTCCTAGGAAGTCCAAGGACGAGAGACCCTCGCGCACACATGGGAAGAATCCAGAATCAAAGTAATCCGATTCATTGTGATTTTCCCGCCCCGTGCAGTATAGAATAAA